CTTGGCGCGCGCCTCGACCCTGCGCATGTGACGGTTGAAAAGCTGACGGATGGGTCGCGCAGATATATCTGCGATGAACCAGGACGCCCGCGTGAAAAACTGTTGGAAGATACGATCTGGCATTTAAGAGATCTGCCGTTGCGCGACAACCTGGTTGGAACGTCCCGCATTGATTGCGGGCGCGAAGCAATTGGCACGGCTTTGGCGGCGCAACGCTACGCTGGCGACTTTTTCAGGAACGATCAGACGCCACCTTTTGTGATCATGATGCCATCGCGATTCGCTGATGCAGAAAGCCGCAAAAACTACATGCGCGCCATTCGTGAATGGTGGGGCGGCAAAAACCGCCATCGCCCAGCGGTTCTGGAGGGTGCGGAAAAGGTGCAGGCCGTTGGTCAGACCAACCGCGACAGCCAAATGGTCGAAAGCCGCAAAGATATGGCCTACGACATCACCCGGCTTTGGCGGATACCGCCTCACAAAGTTGGATTGCTGGACAAAAGCTCTTTCAACAACATCGAGCATCAATCGCTGGAATTTGTCATGGATACGCTGCGCCCATGGCTGGAACTGATCGAGTCATCGATCAACCACTACCTGATCACCCGGCCAGATCGTTTCTTTTTTGAATTCAACGTCGCGGGCCTTTTAAGGGGTGATATTCAGAAGCGCTACGAGGCTTATGCAAAAGGCCGTCAATGGGGCTGGTTGTCCGTCAATGAAATCCGTCAGCTGGAAAACATGAACCCCGTAGATGGTGGAGATACACACCTTCAGCCAATGAACATGGAGCCGGCGGGCCAACCGACAGAAGCCAAGGTTTTCGGAGCTTCTGGCGAGGTCATTTCTCTGAAAAAGGCCGGCGTCTGGATCCGTTCCGCGCCATCGGCCGGCGCAATTGAAGCGGCGAAAATCGCCGCCTGATCAAAGGAAAACCTGATGGCGCATGAACTTTCGCGGCTGATAGCCGCGTATGGCGCACAGCCATGGCTGATTGATGGCGTGCGAGCAAACCAGATGATTGAGGCTATTGCGTTTCGTGCGGAGCATGGAATAGCGGCGTCGGCGGCGCGTAAGGCAGATGGCGGCGAGGTCGTTGCGAAGTCAGATGAGATCGCGGCGCCAAACGAAGGCGTGCGGGCTATTGGCGTGATTAATCTGATGGGCGCACTGATGCCACGTCTGAGCGGAGTCGACGCGATGTCTGGGGATTTCGCCAGTCTTACGCAGTTTCAGCGAGAATTCACACAGATGGCGGCGCGCGCCGATCTCAGGGCGATTGTGCTGAATGTTGATAGCCCAGGCGGTCAGGTGGATCTGGTTCAGGAGACAGCAGAGCAGATCCGAAGCGCGCGTCGTTCGGATCGACCGATTGTGGCGATCGCAAACACGACCGCTGCATCGGCGGCGTATTGGATTGCCGCAGCTGCGGATGAACTTGTCGTATCGCCATCCGGGATCGTGGGCTCGATCGGCGTCTATACAATCCATCAGGCCATTTCTGAGCGTATGGCGAAAGAGGGTGTCCGGATGACGCTGATCAAGGCCGGGCCGCGCAAAGCTGAAGGCCATCCATTTGCGCCACTGGATGACCAGGCGCGGGCGGACATACAGCGCCGCGTGCGGTCTGCATATGCGGATTTCACGTCATCCGTCGCAGACTATCGCGGGGTGACAACGGATGTTGTGCGCGCGGACCCAGAAGAGGATGAAGCGCATTTCGGGGGCGGTCGGGCCTATGAGGCCAAGTTGGCTGTCGAGCTTGGAATGGCGGATCGGGTCGAAACCTTTAGCGATCTGATCGCTCGTTTGCAGGCGCCAAAACCGAAAACCGCTACCTCGCGCCGGCGGGCCTTAGCGGCGCTCTGAGTTTGAGAACGCGATCTCTGCAGCGCCGGGCTGCGAAGATCAGGCGCGTGATCCCCGGCTTTTACTCATGAGAGGAATGTCATGAACAAACTAGCGGAACTGCGCGCCCATCTCGCAGCGCAGAAAGGCAAAGCCAAGGCGATCCTGGCGCGCGCCGACAAGGAAACCGATCTGCTTTCGGCTGAGGATGAGGCTGAGTTTCAGGATCTGGAAGACGATATTGCTACAACCGAAGCAGAGATCGCTGCGGCTGAAACAATGGCGCGTCGGCGTCAGAGTTTGGCGGCTACAGCGGTCATGGCCGGTGGCCCGGCCCTCGACAATATCACCCGCGAAGAAGATCCTGCCGTGACTGGTGGCTTCGCTGACCTGGCTGAGTTTGCAACGACGGTTCGTGAGGCAAGCGTACATGGCGGCGTTGTCGACAGTCGTCTGGTTGCAGGGCCGGATACACATATCGGGGCGGGCGCATCGGGCGAGGGCTTTACCGTGCCGCCGCAGTACACAAACCGGATCTGGGATCTCGTCTCTGATCTTAACCCGGTTTTCGACCTCTGTGACGTCGAGCCGACAAATCAACGTCAGATCAACATGAGCGCGGACGAAACGACGCCTTGGGGCGCCACAGGCGTCAAGTCATACTGGCGGGCAGAGGCGGGCAAGATGAAACCGTCGCGCATGGCCGACAGTGGTCGCAGTGTGGTTGTCCAGGATCTCTATGCGTTCGTTGAGGCGACAGAAGAACTTTTGCAGGACTCCCCGCGCCTTGCAAATCGCCTGGAAATGAAAGCCGCTCAGGCCATCGACTGGACGCTTGATGAGGCGGTGATCAATGGCGATGGGGTTGGCAAGCCGCTGGGATGGCGGAAATCCAAGGCCTTGGTCATTGTTCCGAAAAAGTCCGGACAGGCGGCCGGCAGTATTGTCGCCGACAACATCCTGAAGATGTTCGAGCGTTTCATGATGGTTCCGGGCGATAGCCCTCTCTGGATCGCCAACACCAACACTCTGTCTCAATTGGCGACTATCACGATTGGCGATCGTCCTGCTTGGCTTCCTGGCAGCGGTTTGGCGGGTGCGCCCCTCGGCACATTGATGGGTATCCCTGTTCGCTTTGATGAGCACGCCGAAACTGTCGGATCTGAAGGTGATCTGCAGTTGGTTTCTCCGCAGGGTTGGTATGGCGCGCGTCGCTCAAATACGCAGTTCGCCCGGTCCATCCACCTTTATTTCGATCAGGGGATTGAGGCGTTCCGCTGGACAGTGCGTGTTGGTGGTCAGCCGCATCTTTCGAAGCCGGTGACACCCGCAAAATCCGCTGGTGCGAAATCGCACTTCGTTACCTTGGCGACGCGGGCCTAACTGCCAGCCCCCTGATTGCTTACTGACAATCAGGGGCCTGAGTTGAGAAAAGATCGCCGGCCCGCCTGGGCCGGTTTCTTCCAAACTTTTTGAAGGTGAAAAACGATGAATGTCGCTCTTAAAATGAGCCAGCAGATTGCGTTGCTGGCAGCTATCGCACCCGCAAGCGTCGCGCCTGGCGATGTCTCGACGCCTTGGCTTTCCGCGTCCGACTTTGCGAGTGCGCTTCTGATTGTCGAGGCCGGCGCGATCGGCGGCACGCTGGACGCCAAGATCGAACAGGCGACTGATGCGGCCGGCGCGGGCGCAAAAGACGTGGCTGACAAGGCGATCACGCAAACTTCGGACGATGGCGAGCAGATGCTGATCAACCTTAAGGCCGTGGATCTGGATCTTGAAAACGATTTCTCTCACTTTCGCTTGACGATCACTGTTGGTGGATCGGCCGCGCTGGTGTCTGCGGTCGTTCTTGGCGGTGATGGGCGTTACGAACCGGCGTCGGACGGCAACGCCGCGTCTGTGACTGAGATCGTCTAAGACACACATACGTAAGCAGCGGCGGCGCTTCTGGGCGCCGTCGTTTCTGGAGGAGGCGGCCATGTCGATCACCGTAAAAACAGCCCCTGATGCCGCCGCCCTCGAACTCGATGACGCCAAGCGTCATCTTCGTCTCGAATTGACTGACACGTCCATGGATGAAGAGGTTGCGGATTTCATCGCTGAAGCAACGGCGGCGGTCGAGACTGAGACCTCTCTGGCGCTAATCGATCGAACGGTGACCCTGCACGTCGACGCCTTCAGGAAGGCCATTATGCTACCGGTCTGGCCAGTCAAAAGTGTTGCTGAGGTTCGCTACTTCGATGGGGATGAGGAAGAGCGCACGCTAGTTGACACTGATTATGGCCTTGCGAAATCTGGCAAGCCGCGCCGCCTGGTCTTCAGGGATGATGTTCTATCGGCGAGTGTTTCGGACAATCCGGGCTCGATAGAAATTGACCTTGTCATAGGGTTTGGAGAAAGCGCCGGCGATGTGCCGGCCGATATCCGGCGCGCTTTGAAGCTGTTGATTTCGCATTTTGACATGAACCGCGAAGCGGTGTCGCAGGGCGTCCGCCTTAAGGAACTTCCGCTGGGCTTTGATCGTTTGGTCAACCCTCATCGGGTTCACTTCTGATGGGATCTGGCGCCTACCGGGATCGTGCCTTTTTCGAGCGCCGTAGTGTTGCGCCTGATGCCTACGGCAACGTGACGGATGGTCAGTGGGCCGAGTTGTTTCAGGTCTGGGGCGACTTTGAGGACATTTCTGGCGCTGAGCGGCGTGATGGCGGATCGGTTCAAAGTGAAGTGAGTGCGACTTTGGCTATCAGAAAGACAGCTTTGACCAATGAAGTAAGTCACGCGGACCGTGTCACGGTGGCTGGTGAGGTCTACAGCATCACCGTCGTTCGCCGTGGTCGCGTTCGTCGCG